AGACTCAGCAGCTCTTAATGCTTGCTGGTAATCTGATTGTCTTAAATCTGCAATTGTTCTAGCCTCTTGTTCTTGTAATGGTCTTAATGCTTCTTGTTCGTATATAGTTCCTCTTGATCCACCAAACGCGCCCGCACGCATTGCTACATCTTGCGCTTGCTGTTGTTGTAAATCTCTACGTCTAGCAAAGTCTTGCTCAGTTAGATCTATAACTTGTTGTTGATAAGGTGATTGATACGCGCCAATATCTACATCTAATAAAGATTGGACATCGCCTAACTGTGGGGCTTGTTGACCAGCTAATTGTTGTAACTGTCCAGTAGGATCAAATCCACCAAACGCACTACCGTACAGACCTTGTATGCCTGCGCCCATTTGTAGCTCTTCTGGAGATAACCCAGCTATTCTATCGCCAGCATATCCTTGGAATGGCATGTCGGCTGCTTCTTGCGCTCTATTCAGGTAGTCTTGATAGGCCTGTTTCTGCCAATCTGGTAGCGTTGCTTCTTGTGTAGTTGTTTGTTTTCCTTTACTCATAAATCTTTTCTAATTAAATGTTCTGTTACAAATCCAAGATGTTTAAGCTTTCTTGTCCATCCTTTTCTGCCACCACCGTAAAGCCTTTTGACTCCACATTTCTTTGCGTACTCTTCTATGTGTGGCAACATCGCCTCTAACTCTTTATAGTCACCACCACAAAAAAGTAAATTCATTGCGGTGTGCTGTGGAAATACTACAAACTCTGTTACAAATGCTGCATTATTGCTAGCCCAAAGTAGGAATATTCCTTCTCTTATTTTATCTTCTATGTCATCAATTGTATAGGCATCTTGATGTTTAACCGCTTTTGCTATAAGAGGTTTGGTTCTTATCCATTCCTCTTGCCAGCTTTCTTTAATCGCCTTTTGCATATTCTACTAAGCTTACTACTATGTTTAAATTTGGATGGTTAGCTTGTGCCTTTAATATTTCACCAGCTTTTAATACTAAGTCTCTGGTTAATAATTCATCTGTTGCGTGTGCGCTTATATTGTGTTGTTTATATATATGAAATACATCTGATCCAGAAGTTATAGATAAGTCTACATTTGTTTGTTGGTTGTCATGGTCGCATACCAAGATAGATTCTATTATTGCAAAATCAAACTCATCACCTGATGGTGCTGTGTATATAGTAGTTAAACTAGTAGTGTTTAGATCTACTTTTGCATTAGTAACCTGTTGTATGTACTGGCTTTTACTTTCTGGAGATATCATCTTCTACCTCTTGGTTTACCATCTACTCGTATTTTACCAACTTGGAAATCTTGGGTTAGTGATCCTGTTACTTTCATAGATACTTGTCTTGCACTAAACCTTGCATCGGTATAACCGTCTGTATCAAAAGTAAAGTTACCAAAATCTGTTTCTGCACCAAGCGGTGTAAACCTACCTTTAAATCCTACTGTTATACCTGGTAATGTTGCTGCTTCTTCATCTGGAATAATCTGATTAACTTGCACCACTCTATCGCCATTACCTATTTCTATAGGTGCGCTTTCACAAAATGGTACTTGCGTTCCTATACCTGGTGAATTGAATAGTGGTCTTTTATCGTGTTCATACACGAATCCACTAGAATCGCATGATATTGGATGGTCAAATACACCTTGGTCTACCCAACATGTTCTATCCATTGATCCTATTGACCATACATTATCCAAGTAATTCCAAATAACATATCTGTTTGGTGTTTGTTGGTCTATATCTCCAACTGGAAAAAACCACCAAACTTCATTGAAGTCTATATTATGTGTGCCAAAAGTATTTGCTGAACTGTTTATTTGTATATTATCAAAGATAAAATCATGTACATCTGACTTAAGTTCTCGCAGTCTACCATCAAAAGTAAAGAATGAGTTTTCACCTATCCATGATATAAAGTTACCAGATGATGCTATTGCTCTAGGGCTAATAGCTTTACAACTTACACCAGCATCTTGTATTCCATATACAAAAGGCGAGCCTACATAATAAAGTCTATTAATACCGATATCACTAAATATAATAATATCGTTTTGCCATTTAACTGCGTATAAAGCTCTACCGCCTGTTGGTATTTGCAAGTCACCTGCTGTATTTCTAGCAGTAGATGTCCAGTTAGTGTTATCTTCTCTATCTGACCAAGATACTTTTCTTGGATCGCTATTAGATCCTATAGCTATTAAGTGTCTTTCATTACTAACTATAATGGCTTGACAGCCTATTGGAGAATTGCTGATTTGTGTAGCTATGGTATCTGGTGAGCCTGATCCTGCATCTGGTCTCCATTGGTATATTTTACCGTCACTAGAACAACAAAAGACTAAATGCTCACCCCAGTTATCAAATGAAAAATGATCTACTTTAAGTGCTAGTGTAGATGTTGATCTTTCGTCACCGTAATCTTCTTCACCATAATCGTATGTACCATAACCAGTTGATGAGTTGACTATATCGCCTACAAAACCTACTGGTGTTATGTCAGTCCATGTATCGTCATATAAAACATAAACTTTGCTTCTAGTGCCAACTGCTAATACTTTATTACCGTTATTAGCTCTATAAGAATACATAGCTATTGGTGTGCCTGTGAGTGCAGTATCTTTAAAATTTGTCCAACCGCCTATTGGTTTTAAATAACCGTTTTCAAAACGTACTAAATCACCATCTACCCAACGTCCTTTGTTAGCGTAGTCAGTACCGTTTTTGATTATTCCTGCGGGTGGTGTAATTGGGTATAGGGCCATTGTCAGCTCCTATACTGTACGTTTCCACATATATGCAACTATGTATGGTTGTAAGTTATTATGCGCCCCACCGCCACCTGTGGCTTGTGTAGTTTGTGTTGATGTTGGCGCACCACCAGCAACCTCTATTGCTCCAGTACCACCTGGATTGTCACTAGTGCTTAATGAATGTGTATGTGATGGTATTTCACTAATAGAAAGCGTATGTGTTTTTGCACCGCCAGTCTCTTCTGCTGTGTCAAAGTCTGTATCACCAGAATCTAAACCAACTATAACCTTACCAGCTCCGAAAGCTACCCATGTACCAAAGCCAAGCAATGTTGCTGGATTGGTTGAACTGGTTGCATTGATATAAATAGATCCAACTGGATATACTTTTTCTAGCACGTTAGTACCATCGATTTGTAGCTCGCCACCAGTAGTATTGACATTGCCACTAGCGGTTACAGTTGTTGCTGTTATTGTAGTTGCTGCAACAGTTGATGCTGAATTAGCACCGATAGCAGTACCGTCAATTGCACCACCATTAATATCTACTGTAGTTAATGTAGATGTACCGCTTATTGTTGCGCTGTTTAAAGTAGCTAAACCAGTTGTTGATAAAGTAGTAAATGCACCTGTAGAAGCTGAGTTTGCTCCTATTGGTGATCCATCTATAGCACCACCATTGACATCAATAGTTGTAAAAGATGCTGTACCAGTAGAGGTTAATGTTCCTGCTACTGTTAAAGTTTTACCGCTACCAACATTAAGACCAACACTAGTTCCGTTACCAGCGTCTGCAAAGATACCATCAACAGTATCTAAGTCTGTGTTAATTTTACCTCCCCATGTATTAGTAGATGCTCCTACTTCTGGTTTGGTTAGGTTTAAATTGGTGGTATAGGTATCTGCCATAGTGCTTACTTCTTAAATTTGGATTTTATTAACTCAATCCATTCTGGTTTCTTTTTATATATTATAAACAATATTACGCCTGTTATGACAATTATCTCAATCAAGACTTCCATATTAACCTCCTATTGTTTTTGTTTCAGTAGTTGGGTTAATCTCTTCAGATATTTTAGAGTCTAAAGCAGACTTTAAATTTGCTACTTCCTCTTCACCCATAATGCCTTCTACCCAACCAGTAACCACTGCATTAGTTAAGTCTGCAAAAGGTATAAAGTCAGAACCAATATCATCAAGTGATAATGATTGTGTGCCATAAACACTAGCTGTGTATGGTACTTCTTGACCATCTACTTCATGTGTCTCGCTACTCTCAGCGTTAAGTCTGTAATGTACGTTATATACTGTGTCAGTATGTTCTTCGTATGTGGGATAAACATCTACTGTTTTACAGTTCCATTCATATGTATTACTCATATTATTCTCCTAAATTAAAGTATCCTTTATTATATTTTTTTAAATATTTTATAGCATTTTCTAATAATTTGTCATCATCTCTAAACTGACCTAATGCTAAATTACACCTTCTGCATAAAATACCTCTTACATTGTTATTTTCATGATTATGGTCTACGCAAAGCGTTTCCCCTAAATCATCTTGATGTATTTTACATATCATACATGATTTGTTTTGTTCTTTTTCTATTTTATGTAACTCTTCAAGAGTCATATTAAAATATCTTTTTAATGCTACTGCTCTAGTTTTATCTGGATATTTATGTCTATATCTTTTGGTTTTAGCTGCTGCTTTATCTTTATTATTTCTTTCCCAATTTTTGTTATATTCTGAATGGCAAATTTTACAAATTGCCCTTGGTCTTTTGCCACCTTTTCTATCGCTTTCAAAATAATAATCTTCTAAAAACTTAGTCTCATTACAGCTTGTACAGGTTCTTTCTGTAGAATTAAGCATGATTCCTATATTGCTGCAATAATAAATGCTAAGAGTTCATTATACCTGACTCCTAACCTAGTTTTCTCTTCGCCTGTTGTTTCGTCTGTCCAAGTGCTTGATATAAACATACCATAATCACCTGCATCCAAACCTTCAGCACTAAAAGCCTGTTGTAAATCTTGTGCCATTATACCAAAATGTATTCTAGCATCATCACCTTTATCAGCTACAGCAGACTTCCATCTGTACTTTTTAAGTAAACCTTTAACTGCAACTGCAACTCTAGTCTCTGCTTCTGATAGTTCTTCTATGTCTTGTTTTTCATTTATGTCTGATGTTTGGATAGTTCCGTTGGTAGCGTATATGTCTTTAAATCTTGCACTAGAAAATCCTAAATCAACAGCATTATCTCTTGAAGAATTTGTGCTTACATTCCAAGGATATATTGAATCTACAGTTTTATTAAAAATTAAACCAGTATCATCATTACCTATCGTTAGATGTCCACTTAAAGTACCAATAGTTCCAACTGTTGAGCCATCTTTTCTAAAATCTGCAATAGTGCCATCTGTGCTTCTTCTGTTTAAAAGTAAAGCTGCATTTGAAGTTCTTGTTATTTGAACTTTACCAGCAGTTCCACCTTGTGCTAATTCTGCACCATCAGTAGAAAGACCTGATGCGGTCTTACCAACAAGTAGATTTTGACTGCTATCTATTCTGAGTGCTTCGCTACCATTGGTATTGAAGGCGAGTTCATTATTAGCTGTAGAGCCATCAGTTACATTTCTAATTTCTGAGTATCTATTAGCTGTACCAAATCTAGTTCCCCATAACCTTAGAACTGCTGAATCAGCAGAATTTTCATCTGTGGTCGGTACTATTTCTATAGCAGGATTATTTACTGCTGCATGTATTGATAACTTTGCACTTGGCGAAACAGTTCCAATTCCAACGTTGCCATCATTTGTAAGTCGCAAATATTCAACTAGACCAGTTCCTTGCTTAAAGGTTGAAAAAGCTAACCCTGTATTTGCACCATTACTAATTTCAGTAACACTAGCAATTCTTCCGCCCACATTTCCAGTACTGTTTACTGAACCATCATTAGAACCAAAATCCAATCGTGAATTAACTTCTCCCACAGAGGTTACTGTGTTTTTACCACCCTGTACTTTTAATGTTCCTATAGAGGTATCACCGCCTTTAATATGCAGTAAAGAATCAGGACTAGTAGTTCCAATACCCAAAGACTCAGCACTAGCATCCCAAAATAAAGCTTGAGTTGAGCCTGTGTCGTCATAGAAGGAGATGTCTCCGTTTCTAGCAATTCTTAGCCTTTCATCACCAATAGAGGTACTTGCGGTACCATGGTTAGAGGTATAAAAACGTAAGTCTCCATAGTAAGCACCAGTATTAAAGCTCTGTATGGCTGCTTGATTATTACTAGAAGTTCCAAAGAAATGTATTCCATCTCCTGTATTAGTTGAATTTGAACCACTGGCTATTGTTAGACGGGACGTTGGCGAATCAGTTCCTATGCCAACTGAGCCATCTGCTGTGACTCTTAAACGCTCATCTAATGTAGATGTGTTTATATCAGTCGTACTAATTGTTAAGTAAGAACCACCTGAAGATGATGCTGAAAAAGCTTTAATTGCTGTAGAAACTCCTGATGTAGGAATTGTTCCATCTTGAGATTCAAATTCAATAGCACCTGTTAATTGATTGGCTGATTGTTGTGTGTCTCTGTCTTTTATTCTTATTGTTCCGCCAACTGCACCATCGTTATTGTGTTCAAGCATTAGCTTGGTACTTGGCGAATCAGTTCCTACACCAACGTTTCCACCACTTAATAAAATATTTCCTGTATGGTTGTTTTCTATTTTTAAATCATCATTACCAGCAAAACCGATTGTTCCGATAGTTCCAAAAGTTCCACTATCAGCAAATAATATTTTAGCAGCAGCAGTATTACCTGATGAATTACTATCTTGTATAGTTATGCTTGCACTTGTGTCTGCAACGTGTAGCGTTGTGCTTGGCGAAGTTGTGCCTATACCCAATCTCTCAGCAGAACTGTCCCAAAAGAAACTTTGTGATGTGCCTGTGTCGTCATAGAAGGAGATGTCTCCAAATCTATCAATCTGCATTCTAGTAACAGTATCAGTACCATTATTAGAGTTAAATTTAATAAGTCCGTGTGTACTTGTATTTGAACTTTGTATTGTTGTTGTACCTGCATTATGTTTAAATTCTGCACCTTGATTTGTAGCTGTAGTATCAACTAATGAAAGTGTTGGGTTTGTATCTGATAAAGTTGCATCACCATTAACAGTAAGACCATCCATAGTAACAGCACCCATAGATACTGCTGTACCACCTGAACCAAAAATTGCATCAAGAGAGTCTAAGTCAGCATTAAGCGAAATACCCCAGGTATCTTCTGCTGCACCTGGCTCTGGTTTGGTTAAGTTTAGATTAGTTGTATATGTATCTGCCATTTAAGCTGCCTCTTGTTTGTCTAATTCAGTCCAATTTGTTGATGGGTTACTTTGATCTGTCCATGTTGCACTTGCAACTATCTGATCTGTCCATGTATCGTCTGGAACAATTATATCTTCCCATTTTAGACCACCAACAGCGACAAGGCTACTGGTTTGGTTGATCGTTGATGCGGCTGCAAATGTTGCTCTACCTGTTGCATCAAAGCCTGATGTTTGTGCAATGGTTGAGAAACCAGCTGCGGTTATAAATGCCTGTGAGTCAAAGTCTGATACTGCTGCAATGGTTGCGTTAGCACCGTGTGTTTTTCTGCCTACTGCATTGACATCTGATACAGCTACAATGTTTGCAACTGCTCTATCAATTTGTGTACCAGTTGCAGTAAAGCCTGAAACAGCCTGTATGACTGCTGTGGTTCTATCTATTTGTGTTCCAGTAGCGGTAGCTCCTGAAACGCCTTGAATGGTTGCTTCGGCTTGAAACGCAAGATCGTTATACTTTGATCTTGAGTAGTAGCCTTTGTTATAGCCTATACTGGCCATGATCTTAAGCCAGCGTTACGTCTAAATCACCAGTGTTGAATCTGAATACATCTCCTGTACTTACAACTTTTGATGTAGTTAAGTTTGCGTATGCTAACAAGTTTCCTGATGATAGTGCATCAAAGATACCAACTGCAACTACTGTTCCGTAATCAGCTGTAGCTGTTGGGTATTCTACAGCAGCCGAATTAGATGCTGTTGTTGGGTTAGTACCAGATACAGTAAATGCTCCTGACTGTCTTGCGTATGCTCCACCAGACACTTCAGTTCCACCGCCTGTATCAGTAGGTGCTACTGTGTATAAAGCAACATATAATGTTGATGGTGCTGAATAAGCGTTACCACCAAATACATGGTCTAACACTTTATCTTCTAAATAATCGCTAAATCCTGCCATCTTTTCTCCTAATTATTTTTAAAAATGTAAGTATTTCTGCCTGCTTTGCCATAAGTTCTTCGTCTTTGCATTAACGATCCTTTACCAAATTCAGCCTTCTCTTGCTCCATTCTCATCTCTTCTAAAGCTTTTTCAAACTGTGATGTGAATAAAGCAACTCTATCATCTTCCATAAGATAGATAGATGCGTGTTTTAAAGCACCGTATAGGTATGCGTCTGGGTATGAGTTCGAAATAAAGTTACTTGTATTCGAATCACTCAAAGCATCTATAGTGCCATAGTATGTTAATTGTAACGTATAACTTGCGTCTGGTGTAGGTGCTAATTCAATTGTATTGTCTACTAAAGCAAAAAAGGCAGGCAAACCAGTAACATTATTATTACCTTTCCTGTATACATCCATTGATTCTATAGATTGTTGGAATAATGGTTTAAAACTATTACCATCAATTTGTACGTTAATTGCTTCCAACCAATCAGTTGGTAATGATAAATACTGACCATCTGCTGTTGCAGTTGCTCGTTTAATCATATCTTTTACTCTAAGTCTTCTGTTTAATTCTGCTTCTGTTGCATCAATAAAAAAATCTATTTGGTTAGTTAGATCAGATCTATTTAAAAAATTAGCAATATTAGTTTTTAATTCGTCGTATGTCATACTTTACCTTTCCATGTTCTAAACGGTTTGTTGTCTGAATGGTTTAACCAGTCTTTCCATTTTGCAGAATCTTGCGCCCAACCTTCTCTTAGTGCTTTCTGATATATAACCATTGGAACTTCTGCTATATGCCTAAGATCTTTGCCTGGCTTATGCTCAGATAATTGTTTTACATATTCTAATGTAGGTCTTACATTCTGTTGTGTATGATATATGAATTTATCATCTTCTGTTGCAAACAAAGATTTTAAATTTTTTTTATGATCTATTACTGTGGTTTTTGCCATGCTTAATTTTAGCACAAAAAAAAGGGATGCCGAAACATCCCTCAAAGTTATTGACTTAACTTATTAAGTGTTTAAGTCAGCAACGATACCGTGTGCAGCTTCGTTACCTACTTCTAAACCATACTCAACTAAAAGTAGCTTGGTCTGTGCATCTCCCACTGTAGCAATATCAACAGTTTTGAAGTCTCTTAGGTAAGAAACTTTTGCATACTCAGGATCTACTAGTAATAGCGATCTATCTCTACTAAAGTTAGATGGTACGATTTTAAGCTCGCCAAAGTCTGATGCGTAAATAGAAACAGAAGCCTCTACTGTGTTTGCATCAATCATTTGTCTAGCTGAAGTTCTACCTGTGAAACCAGAGATAACTTGTTTGTTAACTGGTCCGCAGATTGCCAATGAAGGCTCACCGCCATTTTGGAAGCAAGATTGTAAAACTGTTTTAAGCAAAGCTTCAGTTAAATCTCTTTGAGTGCCGTCTGTTGGAGCAACACCTTCACCACCACTTGCGCCAGTAGCGCCTCTTGATACGTTTGAAGTCATCCAAGATTCAAAACCACCAGTTACCCTAGCTACTGAATCACTACCAGTTGTTCTGGCACCTTTTTGACAAAGAGCTGTTTCCATATCTCTTTTCAAAGCTTTAGCCATAATAGCTAATTGGTGTGCCATTTCTGATCTTTTACCAGCAGGATCACTTGATTCTTGAGAACCTGATACTGTTGCATCTCTTTTTGAGATCATTGCAACATTGGTTTTTCTAGCTGTTGCAGTAGATGCAGATGTGTCTCCATCTAATCTGAATCCTTCAAGCTCACCAGCAGCATTAACTGTTGGTAATGATTCTGTTTGCCAATCAAAAACTACGTTTTTAATTGAGTTCTTTCCAATTGATGACATAAAAGGTGTTGCTGTTGGAGAAATGTTATAAATAACATTGCTCAATTGCTCTCTGTTAGAAGTTGCCTCGTACGTATCAAATACACTATCTATTTGTGCCATGATATTTTCCTATGTTAAAAGTTTATAATAATTGTTCAAAAACTTTAGCTGCATCCTGAACTTTTCCAGTTTTAGCTAATCGTTGTTTTGCTTTCTTTGCAGGAGTTACCGTGGTTCGTTTGTTTGTAGTACCAGGTCTTGCAACTCTAGCTGGTGCTTTTTGTGTTGGTTTCTTCTTAACATTTTCAGCGATTTTATCGCTTAACCATGCTTTTCTTAAACCAAGTAAAGCTCTCCAGTCATATACAGAGTTGATCTCTTCTTGGGTATATCCCAAGACGTTAGTTGCGTAATTTGCAATTTCAGCTTTTTCTTTACTGGCGACCTCTTGGTTCTGCCATTCTGGAATAACCTCAAGTAGCTTTGCCTGTCCTTCTTCAACTTGTTGTTGAATTAGTTTCTGCTGTTCAGCAAATGACTCCTGTTGAAGTCTTTGTTGTTCAGCTTGGACAGCTTCTAGCTTTTGCTTTTGTTCATCCCAAAGCTGTTTTTCTCTTACGTAACCAACTGGATCATCTTCATATAATCGTTGCCAGTCTGGCTCTTCACCCAAAACGCCCTTTAACTGGGCTTCCATTTTCGGTAACAACTGCGAATAGATCGCATCTCTTTGCGCTAACTCTGCTTGCTGCTGCTCAATAGTTTTTCTCTGTTGAGAGAGTTCTTGAGTTTTACGCGTATAATCTTGCTGACGAGAATATCCGTTAACGAGTTCCTCTTGCGTGACTTCTACCTCTTGGCCATCTACCTTTACAGTAAATGTTTGAAGTTGCGGAGCTTCCTCTTCAACGTCTGTTTGTTCTTCTTCAACATCTTCGTCATCTTCCAACTCATCTATAATTTCTTGATCTATTTCATCTTCAACAAACTCAGAATCATCTTCAATGACCTCTTCTTCTGCTACATCCTGTTCTTCGACTGCATCTTCAACATTATCCTCTTCGGGTGTTAGTATACTTTCAAAAACAGACGCAGCTAAATCTGTGTCGCTTTGTAAAGCAGTCGGTTTTCCGTTATTGCTCATAAATACTCCTTATATGTATTTATAAGTATTTTATATCAAGAATGTGTGAAAAGGGAAGTATTAACCAATATTTCTAATTTTGTTAATATTTGCTTTTGTCAGCTTTCCTTTCTCTGCCATGATACGCAGATGTCTTTCAACCTCTGGTAATAGTAATAAAGATCTGTGTAAGTCTTCTCTTATGTTGACATCATCAATGTCTCTAGAGTTTAACCAATGAGTGATGTATTCGTTTTTAAGATTTTCAGTTGCTTCTTTAAAAACATCTGACTCAAGCAATAATCGTGCTTGTTCAGCTTTTACAACTTCTTCGTGTGTTACTGACATTATCTATATGAGTTAATTGGCGGTAAAGATATTCTTGAAGATGCCCTATCATATTGTGTTGGCTTCTCTATACCAATACCAGGTGTTTGCAATAATGACTGTGGTTGTGCTTGCATTGGCGCTCTTGGTATTTCTGGTGGACTTAACAATGAAGGCACTTGCTGTTGAAACGAAGGTTGTTGAGCCATTGGCTGTTGCATACTGCCTTCTGCCATAATGTTTGCAATCGGCTGTTGTATAGACATAGGTTGTTGTACTCTAGCCATAGCTTGTTTTTCTACAGGCAAATAGTTTGGCTTTGGTGGCATAAAGTAATTACCAGTGTATGCCATTGGTGGAGTTTGTTGAAAGTTTGGGATCTCTCCCATTTGTCCTAGTCTTGTTTGAAAAGCACCTTTGCTCATATTAACCTGTAATTAATTTATCCATTTTTTCGTCTAGCTTATCTAAACGATCTATAACTCTATCTATACTAATTGTTAGTTCGTTTTTAGTTACATAATCTTTTGCAACTTCTTCGCGAGTCTTATTCAGTAGTATATCAACTCTTTTTAATTCTGTCGCGTTAGTTCTTATGCCATGTATGATTGGTGCAATTACCAAAGTAATAATAATGTTCCAATACATCAATGGCTCCATTAGTAGCTCCAGATATGCGGTCTAGGTCTACCCTGTGAATCTTTAGATATATCAAGATGTATAAATCTTGCATTACCTTTTTGATTTACACCGATACCAGTAAACCCAAAATCAGTAGCTTTTGATATTATTTCTAATGCTTGCTCACCTCTAACCCCTATATCTGCTGCCAAGCCAAGCGCGTGTGTTCCTGGTTTAGATTTTCTTGCCTCAATAGGATGGTCTGCGCTTCTATAACCAGATGTTATTTTAAATGGAAATCCACACTCTGTTCTTAGTGCTTGTAGTTTGTCTATAAGTTCATGTTCTATTTTATTTTCGCCAGTATGCTTACATGCAAATTCTTCTAACGTAAAGTTCTTCCAACTCATTTTGTAACTCCTTTGGTTTTTTCAAATGTTCTAAGTCCACCAAGTCCTAGCATACCCATTAATACAGTCATTAACGAACCCATGTCAAAAGTTGGTAAGTCAAACGATAGTCCAGTCGCTGATAGTCCAAATATAATAATAGGCTGTAATAAAAAGTGGTACAGCATGGCAATACCGCAAGTCCACCCCACAAAGGGCCTCCAGCCCGCAACGAATAAGGATTTATGTCCAGCTTCAATCTTGTTGATCTCAATCTGCGCCATATTCGCTTTATGTAATTCTGTTTTAAGTTCATGGTTCAGTTTTGCTTGTAAGTCTTTATCTGGCACTAGCTTGCTGACAATGTCACCTACTGGTCCTATTAGTTTATCAATCATCTTTTTTATGTAGTTTTAAAAAATACTCAGCATCTACTAATGCTAATGGTTTTGTTCTATTTCTTTTAATTATAACCAATGGTTCGTAATCTTTACAGTTTTCTTGCGATTGTTCGTATGCTTTCCACACATTTACCGCTTCTTGGTTCTTACACTCTATTGAATATGGGAATTGTTTGCGGGATTGAACTCCCATAATGATATCTTCACCATTAGAACCCATTGGTCTGGATTCAAGATCCTCTGGATCAAAGCCTAATATTTCAATGAGCTTATCTACCACCCATTGTTGCAAAGCTCTCCCTTTGGCTTTTGCAGATGATGGTTTCACTTTTTACTTTTTTTTACTTTTTTCTTTTTAGGTGGTCTACCTACTTTAGATCCGTATGTTCCTTTACCTCTTGGCATAATTACTCCTAATCAATTGTATAAATAGTTAAAGGTTTTTCTTTTCCTTTAACTTTTATTGGTTTTAATAATTTTAACTTAATTTTAGATGTATTTGCAGTAGATTCTCCAATGAGTATATCTACACCCACCTCTTTGGTTGCTGACTCAAGTCTTGCAGCTGTATTTACACAATCACCAATAGCAGAATAATCAAACCTTGTATCGCTTCCCATATTACCAATAACAGCAGTTCCTGTATTTATCCCTATGCCTATTTCAATATCAAGATTAGCCATTTTAATTTTATCTTGTATTTTTTTTGCACAAAGAATAGCTGCTTGTTCGTGGTCGGGTATATCTATAGGTGCATTGAAGATTGCCATCATTGCGTCACCAATATATTTATCAACCATGCCATCATAAAAGTTAACTGCATCTGCTTGAATAGTTAAAGCCTTGTTCATGATCTTGGTAACTTCTTCTGGTTCTAACTTTTCTGATAAAGATGTAAAACCTCTAACATCTGTAAATAAAAATGTGCAGTATTTTTTCTCACCACCAAGTTTTAACATGTCTGGGTTGTCTTGCAATTGTTTAACTTGTCTAGGATCAAGGTAATGTTCAAACTGTTTTTTTATCTGTTGGCGTAATTTATATTGTTTTTTGTAGCTTAAATACAAAGCAATAGTAGAAATTAGTATTTGAGAGATAAAAGTCCATGAAAAATCTAACAAAATACCTTTTTGAACGCTAAAAGCTCCTGAGAAGCCCGTGATGAATAGCAAAATAACAGCGAGACTTATGCCCTTAACCATGCTTAGATAATTAATTACAAGCCACGTCATCGACACAAATATTAGCAAAATTAAAATTTCGGCTGATAAATGCCAATCTGGAATCTTTGGCGAGTTTTCTATCAAGATTGATTCAGATAATGCTGTTTGTATTTTGTGGGGTTCTAATAATCCAACTGGGGTTGCAATTTGTGGCATGATACCTGGAGCAGTTACACCAACAAATACAAACTTACCAGCAACATCCATTTCTTGTAAATTGGTTTGTGGTGTGTCTACCCAACTAATCCACTTACGACCTAAACTGTCGGTAGCAACTGGTGGCAATCCTTTGACTCTAATTTGTTCTATACCAAGATCGTTAGTTTTTATAATATAAGTATCAGCACCAACCAATGCTTTTAATACTTCTGTGCCAAACGCGGGTACATATCCATCTGGTGTTCTTAACAATAACGGTATTCTTCTTACTAAGTTATCTATATCAGTTGGTGCAGTTGCAATACCTTCCTGTGCATAAATTGTTAATATCTTTATGTTTTGTATGACACCGTTTGTATTCATACCGCCTATATCATCACCAAGTATGACAGTACCTGTGGTTGGCGGATAATTACCATTAGGATTTTCAAACATTGCTAAAACAGAAGTGCCATACTTTAATGACTCTGCTAAGTAAGCATCACCACCCATACGGTCAGGTTGTGGAAAACTAATAACATAACCAACACCTATAGCACCTTTAGCTATTATCTCTGTGTGTATTTGTCCTAGTCTTTTTCTTGGTAACGGCCAACCACCTTCATTAGCAATATCTTCTTCTGTAATATTTAAAATAGTAAAGTAACCAGATGGTTGTTGCTTTGGTACCAGATAGTCAAATACTTTTAACTTTAATATTTCTGTTGGCGTTGACTGATATAACAAGGGCAATGCTAGTATTATAAGTATTGTGAATAATGCTTTATTCATTAATTGCTTTGTGTAATTTTTATAAGGCTACCAGTACCACCATTTACTTTTACAACTTTAGATGCGCCATCTTGTATAAAGATAACTGTGTAACTGGAAGATGAGTCTATATCTACTCTTGCTGTGTCGTTCACGCTACGAATCAAGGTTAGCACTTCGCCAGTTATATATGATGTTATTTGTGTGTTTAAGTCTTGCCCTAGCTGTGTACCAACAATGTTAGTTGACGTAGCATCTTGAGCAAGCTGATCTTCTTCTTGGATTTCTTGCAATGCGTCTATGACATCTAGCAAATCTTCAAGAAAGTTTACATCTAAATAATTTATATCTAGCTCTGTAAATTCTAGTTCTTTCTCTGAGTCTAATAAGTCTTCTTCTAAATAATCTATATCTAAATCATCAAAGTCTAATATATTTTTCTTTTTTGTTTGTATAGTTTCTTCTTCAGCTATTTCTTGCTGTGGTGGGTTTACAATAAGCATGTTATCTATCAGCTCTAGTGTTAAATCCAATATGACTGGTTTGCTTGGTGACTTTTCATATACATCTACTGTTGTGGCTTCGTAAGGTTTATTTAGCGTAACTGTACCCATGGCTGTTGTTACTAGTATCTCACCACTAGATAAACCAAATTCATTTGGTAGAAGTATTAGCAATGATCTTCCCACCTCATCTACTGTTACCGTAAAGTCAGTACCTCTTATTGCTATATTTGCTGTAGGAGTTTTTAAATCTATATTATTTTTATCTATTTTATTAAGACTACCTGTAATAAATCTAGCTGTGCCTAGACCAAAGGTAATAGCCATTTTAGATTTGCTAGGGTTAGGATCAAAGATGTATTCGTCTATAGTAAGTTGCGAGTGTTCGGTTAGTTTTACTTTAGAATCATCTAAAAATGTAATAGCCATACGACCATTAGATGTAATGGCCTCATCGTTTTGCTGTATGTCAAAAGACTCTGTTGCCTGGTATGGCTTATCTCTTACAACTTGTGCTGAACCAGTTAGCTCAGATATGTTTCCTACATCAACAACTGGTTGTTGTTCCGCCGTCGCTTTGAACGACGCAAACAGTACCGCTAGAGCCAGTAGAGTTAATCTGTAACCAATCAGCAGCAAGAGTTGATGACTGTATGATGTTAAATGTTCTACTGTTTCCTGTTTGGTCAAGGTAGAAGTATCCTCCCGCATATCCACTTCCTGTAAAGTTTACTGTGTTGCTATCTCCGTCTACATCAACATAGTTAGTAGCACTATCATAGTTAATATCAAAATCAAAAGTGTTTCCATCACCATTGATTATCCAATCTAAGTCTAAGTTTTCACTTAATGCACTTGTACCAGTATCTAGTGTAAATGTGTTAGAGCTACCTGTTACATCAACATTGTAGTCTGATCCACTAATACCATAAGTATCTGTTGGGTCACCTTGTATGGTAAATGTATTGCTGTCACCATCAAACTCAAAGAACCCTGTTACATTGTCACCGTAGATATCACCAAGAAATTTATTAGTATTACCTATTTGGTTGATATCCAGTGTTAAATTAATACCATCAAGATCTAATGCTGTTAGTGTACCAGCTATAGAATTAAGACCGCCTATAATGTTAGATGAGCCTAACTGCTCTAAGTCTATATTTGCTGTTGCACCAGCTTGCTCTACAAAGATTTCATTGTCAGCCGCGAATAGCGGTAAGACAATCAGTGTTGCAATCAATTGTTTTAAATTCTTCATAACTCCAGTATCCTCTATTTGTTCCTTCTTTTATAGTTTGTAGTACAGCAGTTTCTATTGCTGTCTGTAGTGCTATATTGATTGACTCGTTCCTGACCAAACCGTTTTCTATTTCTACTAGTTCGGTTGAGTCAGTAATAAAACGAAAAATATCTTGATCTATAGATGCACTTAATATCGTTTTTGTTACTAATACTTCTAGTAATACTTTTCCCGTACTTACAGATACGGTTCGTAATGAGATGGTAACTGTATCTTGTTTGTACTGTCTAGACATTCCTATTCCAAGATATCTAGCTCCAGCGCCACCACTCTTTACGTTACTTTCGTATGATATCACGCCACCTTGCATTATTAAACCCGCGAACATAAGTGGCTGTAATTTGGTTTCTTTTTTAAACTCTTGCCTGGTGCTTCTTATAATTTGTCTTTCTTTGGTTACATGATCTAGGCCTACGCGCTCTACCACCTCAAAAAAACCATTATGGTTGCTACCAGCATGTTTTAATGCTCTGATTAAGTAAGCGTCTGGTGCTTGAGTTACCGCAGATGAGAAGGTTGCGTAAGTGCTGTTGCTTCTACGTTGACCAGTTGCATCTATAAAAGATCCTGCATATATCGCTACCACTGGTTTGGATTGGTTAGATGTTTTAATATTAGCAAGTTCTGGAACTAATAAAGATCCTATCTCTGGCTTTTCTATTTTTTGTAGGGGCGGTAAGTTGTTTTCTATTGGATCAAATAATAAGGCGCAACTAGAAAGCAAAATTCCCGATAGGAAGAGATATAGTTGTCGTATTGCCATCTGAATCTGTAATGTTTAAGGTTATTATTCCGTCTACAACATTATACTCTATAGTGTTACCTTCTAAAGTTAAAACACCACTATCGCTAGGAGTTTCTCCAAATAAATTTTCTACCAATTGCCTAGATAGCTGTGCGTATATTCTTGACTCTAGGTTTCTTATAAATCTTGCAAGTGTAGTATTTTCTTTATCTCTTTCTATTTGATCTTGCAACGCTTTTAATTCTGCTTTAAGCGTCATCTTTCTGGAGTATTGTTGATTTTCTATTGTTAGGTAATGCGCGGATGTTCCGATGCCAGAGAATGACGGTGACTTAAACTTATGCACCATTTCATCTGCTGACACAGATAAACATAATACTAGTAAACTAATCTTTCCTTTTGTCATCTCTTTTTGCTTTTGCTATTTTGTTGGTGTCTATTAATTGTGGTACACCAAGCATGGTTTTTATCATAGTGTCTTGTCTGATAATTTCATTATCTAACGACCTAACTCTATCTATCAATGCTACAAGAATACTATGTTGTGTGTCTAGTTTTGTGCCTAGTCTATCTTCCATAGCTGTAAGTGATGTATTGACTTTTTCATCTACGGTATCTAGTTTTGTTTCCATACCATCTATGATTCTGTTTATAAGCTTCCATACAAACATACCAAGACCTATGGCCGCAGCGATAGGAAAACCTAGTTCGGTTATTAGAGTAACAACGTCGTTCATTTAGATTTAGATAATTTATCTTCTGTTTTTTGGAATGACCGTTCTAAAAATCTGTCTATAAGATAACTTATAAACTTCACTTCTTTTTAGCTGTTCTTTTTGCTTTCTTAAAAGCACTAGCTTTAGGTGCGCCTTTAGTTCCAGGCTTTCTCATCTTCTCATTAGAACCAGCTTTGATTCTTTTTCTTTTTGCATGTATGTTTGCGTATAGTCCTTTTGGCATATTATCTCCTTATTTTCTTTTAGATTTAGCCCCAGAACATTTCCATCTTTTTCTTGATAGGTTGTTAGGAGTGTTAGGGTTGTTTTGTTTTTTCTTAGATAATCTTTTCTTTATACCTAGACTTCTAGCGCAATATGAATCGCCTTTAGATGTTCCTGGTTTAACTCTTGGTCCACCGCCTTTAGCTTTACCTGCTTGTCCGTAACTTACCTTTTTACCAGACTTAGTTACTTTTACTTTTGCTTTGCCTCTTCTTGGTGCTACCATTATTTCTTTTTCCTAGGTCTACCTCTTTTTTTAATTACAGGCGCAGGTTTCATAAGGTTGTCTAACCATGTCCAAAATTTATTAAAATATTTTTTCATTAGTGTATCGTCCTCTCTTCGTAATATATTATTTCAGAATCTTCTGTCACTTCACCACCAGACATTAAAGACATTATCTGCATTGCGTGATTTTTATTTCTTGCTTTAATCTCTTTACCAACATACACCATATCATCAACAATCACTTCAATATCAAATATTTTGTTGTGGGACATTGCCTGTAAATAATCCTTGAGCTTGAGCTTTTGCATCTTGTCTCATTCCTTCTCTGTCTCTTTCCATTATCGCATTAATCTCTGCAACATTAACTTGTGCGCCGTACTTAGCTTGCATCTCTACAACCTTAACTTTGAGCTGTGCTTCTTCAATGTCTCTTTGTCTGTCATCGTCCATAATAATCTTCATTCTGTCTGTTTCAGCGTCGATCATTGCTTTTTGTGCGCTAACTTGTGCCTTCATTGCTTCTGCTTGTGCAAGCATTTCAGCTGCATCTGGCTTCTGTTCTTCTGGTTGTTGCGGTGGCATCGGTGGAACTTCTGTATTTATGAAAGATGATGAGTCTTTAAAACCAGCCATTTCTATCATTTTGGTTAAAGTATTAGCATATTGTTGTAATGACACCAATGGGTTCTGAGGCCCTAACAATTGCATAATTTGTTCTTGTTTTTGCGCTACATTTTGTAGAACTGAGAACTTTTCTTGGTCTGAAGACTTAGATATAGCTACATTTACCACGATATCCTTGTCATTATCCCAGTATCTTGGATCTACTGGTACGAATTTGTTGTTTAATCTGTACACATCTTGCGCATTTTGGTGTTTTATCACCAGGTTATTAACAGTCTTGAACATATCTTTGAGTCCACCCTCTGCAAAGTGTCTGCAAATAAGCTCTACTCTTCCTTGTGCGCCACTCATAGTA